TTGCTTGTTAATGTAGGTTCTTCTGTAAGAAAGCAATAAAGCTCTTTTCTTGCTTCTTTATATATTACTGTGCCGTCTGATTTGATTATTTTTTCTTGTAAGACATGATTTTCTTTTCTAGCTTTTCTTAAAATATCATCTATACTATCTGGTTTAGCACCTGGCACTACCCGCATAAATCTAGGTGCCCAAGCTGTAATTTCCACTGGATTACCTTCAATATTTTCATGAATAATATGGTTAATTGTTTCACATTCAACCTCAATTACACTACCTCGTTTTACATAAGGTGCAGCAAAAGTGCTTCCTATGATTAAAACTTTTTCATAAGGTCCTACTTCTGTCTGGTCTTTCTTTAATATTTCATGATTACCTGCTAAACAACCAAAAGACAAATTGTATACCGTGCTTACTTTAGTCTGCACAGGTTCAATTACTATCCCTCTTATCACCACATTATTGTGAAACTTACAAAATGAATTGTCATCTGGTTTACCATCTAATGGATAAGTTGCATTGTGGGCAATAGCTACACAGCCTTCACTTGATTTAACCTTTCTCATGCGTTCTGTTTCCCTAAGTAATTCCTTTGGAGTTTTACATAAGATATGGGGAATAATATTAAGTTTTTCTTCTGGATTTAAATTAGTTTCTTTTGAATATTTAACGCCAAGAGAATTTAATGCTTTCCATCTCTTTTCAAATGGCTCTTTATGTAAATCTTCACTATTTAAATACACACAATCAAATAAATTGGCAATTAAATCCTTATCATCTATTGCCTTGGAATGAATTTTAGCAATGGCTGCTTCTCTTGGATGGTGGTATCCATCTTCCCATAGTTCAATTTCAGCATCCAGAATTACCGATTTGACTTTGAGTTTTTTGGTTGCTTCTACAATAGTGGGCAATTGGTCTGTAATATCATTGCCATCTTCTGAGTAAATTACAACTCTATTTCCATCAAAATGGCATTGACAGCGAAAGCCATCCCTTTTAACCGAGTTATATACAGGATAATGCTTAGGTTCAAATAACTCTACAAGCCTTTCTGGTGTATTTCTTTCTCCATGCTTTCCTTGAACTCGTATTGGTTTAAGAGGCATAAAGAAACGAAGTGGTTTTATTTTGTCTTCTTTTAACGATTGCTGTGCCATCTTTTCAATGTCTTTAGATTTGGTGCGTAATCTTAGCTTTTCTTTAAAATCCACTCCATAAACTTTCTCTTCAAATTCTTCTTCGCCTGTCCTTCTTACTTCTGAATTTTTTCTGGGGACAAGTTTTAAATCGTAAGCAGGAATGGAAGCCCAGTTGGCTCCGATTAACGCTGGAGGTGGAAACTCAGGCTTAATCGCCTTCCCCAAAACTTTCTTTGTAGCGTATTGATAGGCTCGTTGTAGCTTAAGCAGTAACGATGTATCCACAGGAATATACCATTTACCATTTATTTCTTCTGCCTTGCACATTACATCTAAGTCTCTTGGTGCATGGTCTTTTGTAAATAAGGTAGAACCTGTAATGCTTGTAAATTCAGGTATCCATGTAAAAGAAGGAAGATTTGCAACTATGTCTTTACAGATTTGTTCGCCTTTAAATGCTTCAGTAAATCGCTTTGTTTTTAAGTCAAATACACTGCCATCCTTGGCAACATATATGTGCATTCCAGCAAATCTTTCATGTAAATATTGTAATATTTGTAAGTCTCCCCATTCTATACCTTCACGCCCAATATGAGTGAGGATTATTATTGGATTTTTTTCACATTTATCTTTAATTCTCTCAATTTGGTGAATTACACTTTCATGTCCAAATATTAAGTTATGGTCTTCCTTCCATCTTCTTAAATCTTTTGTAATACTACTACCGTCTATTATTACAATGTCTAGATTTGGGTAAAACGATGCTTCATCATCTGTATCTCTAAATCCTAAAAAATCAGTCATTACTCCTATTACAAGGTCATCTGTTTCAATCTTAAAAATGTGCATAGGAGCACGAATAGAATGATAAACTGGATAAGTAGTGATTTTTATATTACCAATGCTAAATGCTTTTCTGGCTTCATAAATTCTTATATCTTCAGGTAAAGAAAAATCTACTCTGTTCAAGGTTTCTTTTGATATATATAAAGGACAAACAAAGCTTGATATTTCAGGACAAATGTGGTCAATGTGGCAATGCGAGTTCAAAATTATATCTATTCTTTCCTTTATTTCTTCAGGATGCTTTTCTCCATAATCTAATAAGATATTTGTATTATTTAAAGATAAGAAAATACAGGCATGATATTTATGCTCATCGTTCTCCTCTTCTATATATCCTTTAGTGCCATAGAATTTAATGTAATCAGTTTTTGCTTCTTTAGTAGCCATTGTAGGCCAATCAATCCTTGCAGGTTTCTCTTCATCTTCTTCTCCTACAAATTCAATGTTATCTGCATCAACTATAACCTGTATGCCTTTTGGTATTTTTACCCTTTTAGGTATTTCAAACGGTTCAAATTTTTTAACCTCATAAGCCCAAAGTTCAGGCTCAACTGCATTGTCTCTTGACATCCTCCACCACTGCCAAGCTTCTGTATCTAAAATGCGATGTTTTTTCTTTAAATCCTCTGTAAAGAATTGCTTTTTAGTAATCCGTTTAGGTTCTTTGAATGAGATAATTCCATAGCAAAGGCCATCATCAATAAGGTAATGAGGTTTGGATAAATCAAACTTTCTAGTCTTCACTAACAAAGTTTTTTCTTTAGTCCAAAATAACTCTCCATGCGGATAAGTTAAATAAAGACCATCTATTTTTCTTTCTGCTTCTTCTAAAGATGTCTTGATTACATCTTTGCGTTTCTTATCCCATTCAGATACTTCTTCTAGTTTAGGTGGTTTAGATTTGATATAGCCTTTTTCTTCAGCCTTACGATAGGCTTTCCAGTAGCTTGTATTATATCTTGGGTCGTCTTTTGAAGGAGGTATTAAAGGAAAATAAACAGAACGAAGGGCATCTATAATCCTACCTCCATATCTTAAACAATCTTCTTCTTGCCAATCGCCCCATTTCTCGCCTTTCCAAATCCTTGGTAGAGCATTATTGAAAAGATACCTCAAATCCGCCAGTAACTCTCTCCATCTAGTCTTGGCATGTTTAATATCGTAATCAACCCCTTCTTTCTTAAATTGCTCTAAATGCAGTTCGGTTATACGCATCATCTCTCTAAATCAACACCCATCTGGCTCAATAAGTTTCTTATAATCTTCTTAGCTTCTTCATCTGAAATTAAATTATTTTGCTTTAAATGTTCTATTGATAGGGTGATATTTTTAAATGCTCTGCTTAACCGCTCTATATCTCTTAATGAGATTTCAGGAAAAATTATTTCAAACTTACGATTAACATTCCTTGGTAATCTTTTATGAAGAATTGCTTGGTCTATTACAAAATTAAATACATATTCAATCATTGCTTTAAAATATTTTTGTCTGGTAATAAGCATTTTTTCGGTAGGAAAAGCCTGCTCATAAGCAACCGCCCTTACTCCTTCTGTATCTGCAAAATAATAAGGTGGGAAACCTGCACCACTTAAAATATGGTTTCTTATCAAACGGCTTTCTTGATTTGCATCTCTTGCTTCAAGCTTAGGAGCAACCACATCCCATTTAACTTTTTCGTTATGTGCTCGGATTGTTCCAGGTGAGGGAGGTGGTAGATTATCAAGGAATTGTTTTATTTCATGCTCATCTGCACCCTCTAGCGTTACATCCCAACAAAAATTATTGATATTCATTTGTCTTTCAAGTCTTGTGAATAAAAACTGGTCATAAGAGTCAATCCAATCTATCAAAGGTAATAAATCACTCGCACCTCTAGTCGCATTTGAAACTTTATTAATGGCAAAGAAAAAGGTTTCACCCGTAAGGTATCCATAAGTATCACTGTTGGGATTTTCATCTCTGCGAATTATCTTGAGTTCTCTCTTTTTCCCATTTTTCTTATTGAGAGGAGCATATAAAATAATCTTATCTAAAATCAAACAATTTTCTTCATGAGGCACAACCTTTTTAACCTCCAAAGGGTCAATGTATCCTAATCTTACATGACCATTAGCAGGATTTACTGTAACAGGCCAAATGCACTCGCCATAAAGACATAACTCCAAAATTCTATCGTGCTGTTTAAGAGGCCAATTATTTACATCATCAAACCAGAACGCATTTAATACTTCTTGAACTCGTTTATCGGTGGTCTCAAAATAAATTCCTTCTCCTACAACAAAATTCTTGATGTATTCAATTATCCTTTTGGCTAAGGGGTTTGAGTCATAAAGCCATTTGGCTAAACGACTCATCTTAACAAATACATCAGTGCGTAATTCCCTTAATAAGCCTACACCAGAGATTTTTCTCCACCCAGCCCAATCTTCTTCTTTTGTTTCTTCACCGCCTGGTAAAGAAAGCTTGGTGGCTTCAAAAAATCTTGTAGGCTTAGGCGTTGATTTTTTCACAAAATACGGCAATTATTTCCTCCGATATCTTTTAAGCACTTCCTCTGTAACAAAGAAGCCTGCTGTAGTAGCCTCAGGCATATCAGGAGCTTCATCTGAATAGAAATAAATACGAATACTTGCTGTATTAGGTATTACTTCAAAACCGTAAATCCGTGCATCTTCAGGTAAAGCATCTTTTAAAATTTCTTTAAATGCCTCTTGGCTCATTTCAGTGTAAGCCCTTTTCATATTTTCCTCCTTTAATTTTATTTACTCCAAAACCATTTTGAGGCTTGCCAAAATACACCTCCTAAAAAGCCAAACAAACCTGAAATAAATGTATTAACCCGATTTTTATTCTCAAGCTTGCCAATTCTTTGCTCATGATTATTTTTTGCAGCATTAAGCTTTGCAATTTGCTGTAAGGTCTCATCATGCTTTCTAAATAAAATCTTAAAATTACCATCAAATCGCTCTAAATCCTTACGAATATATCCTACATGAGTTTGAATAGTTTCTTTTAACATTTCTTTTACTATCTTCAATAACCTATCATCGCTATTCATGAAAACCTCCTGATATTATTTCTGAAAAAGAATATTGGATTTCTTCTTTTAATCTTGAATTGGTGCATCATAGATGGAAACATAGAATTATCAATCACTTCTTTATTTGCTTCTTTATATTGAAATTCTGAAACAGTTACCATAGCAGGAGGAGTTCTATAACTTGAAACAAAGCTAAGTAATGTAGCATCTAAAAAATCAGGAGAACGCTTCAACCGCTTCTTCAGCTTTCTTTTATTCTCTAATTTTCTTTTTCCAGTTCTGGGGTCTTCAATGACTTTTATAGCAGTTATATCAGATAGCCAAGCATCCTTTACTATCCTAGCTGAAGGAGATAAACATAATCCTCTTTCTATAGCTTCTTTCAATCTAAAACCGACTTGAGTTCTTAAATTATAATATTCATTTTCATCATTTTCTGGGTTGGAGGATAAAAAGACTAAGTTAATCTTTACTTTTTCAGGATTGCCATGTTTTCTAAGATATTCATATATTCCTTTTCCCCATCCACCATCTATATTAATAATCGTTGGTTTGTTAGCACTTCTATAAGTCTCTGCTAACTCTAAAGTTCTTCTGCCAATCGCTTCATCCGTTGCATTCAAAACCCATTTTATTGTAACAATGGATGAGCCTTGTCTTAAAACCCAAACTGTTTTATCTTTTCCTAATCCTGCTGGGTCAAGACCAATTACCAATGTCTCATCAGTGCAACGATTATATTTTCTTTCAAAAACTTGTTTTGCAAGTGAATAAGGAATTAACTTTTCTTCTTCTCTTTCAGGAAATTGGCCTAAAACTCTAATTTGGTATCTTGCACTATCTTCACCCCACTGCTTTTTCTTTTTCTCAGGCCAATCCCAAGGCATCAACCGAGGATAAATATTTCTTCCTGCCTTAACATTAGGAGTATCATAAGCCGAGATATGAATGGTTACCCATTCATCACTGTTACAAGCTTCTCCAAATGGAGATAATGGGTCAAATGGATTGCCAAGTGCAAGCCAATGACAATTGGCAGAGGTCATTAATCCTTCGGCTGCTTCCCAAATATTCTCAGATATACCCGATGCCTCATCAAACAGAAGTAATATATTGGGGCTATGCCTTCCTTGAAAAGCTTCTTGAGAAGAGTCTTGAGGTCTTAAGCCCACAGCATACCAATCAGGGCCTAAATTTATTCCCATAGTTGTTACATGCTTTTCTTCCATTAACGGTATTCGTGCATATCTAACTCTAGTTCTAATCTCACTCCATAATGCATCCCTAACTTGCTCTTTTAAAGCCGAAGTTGTAATAACTTTGGAAGGACAATATGTAAAAAGAAATGAAAGAGTTAAACATGCAGCGGTATGAGTCTTACTTGCATGATTACATGCAGGCACTGCAACCCTTTCATTCTTATAGATAGCTCTAAAAATTTCTTTCTGCTTATCCCAAAGATTAGCTCCCAAAACTTTCTCAGGAAAAATTAATGGGTCTTTTTGAAAAATTTTTCTTAAAGACGGTGCTAAACCTCTACTGTTAAAATTAAGTTCAATCACCTTTAACCACTCAAGCCCTATCTTATTTTGTCTTCTCTACAACTTGCCTTCCACCAACTTTCAAATCAATCAGAAAGCGGTCTTCAAACTCATGCACTCTCGCAACATCTTTCCTTGAAACTTTAAGATAATTCAAAGCATCAGCCAATGTTTTAACAGGTCTAGGCTTCGGTCTAGGCTGAGGTTGAGATTGAGGTTTAGGCTTAGAAGGAGAAACTATGGGCTTTGGCTTACTTGAAACTTTGTTGTCTTTTTTAGCTTTCTTTCCTGCCATATATCAAAGTTAACACAAATCAAGGAAAAAGTCAAGTTAGGTCTTGACAAATAAGAAATGACATGATAATTTAATCTTAATGGTGCAGAATAAAGGCACATACCATCCTGATTTAATCAAAATAAACCTATCTAAAGACAAAAGTCATACTACTCAATCAGCTCCTTCATGCTATATTAATTTAAGGAGAGGAAAATGGGCAAGAAAAATAAAGACAAGACTTTTATAGAGATTATGGAAGAATGTAAAAATCATAGCAAAGAAGCACTCTGGGATTATATCACAGCTTTAAGAGGGCCTGATATAATAGTTACGTTGGGTGAAACTCATAGATGGATTAAAACAGTCTTTACTTATCCTTTAAGAGGGCAAAGTATTGTAGAAGAGTATTTGGTCTCATGGCCAAAAGATATTGAAGGCGTTTTTGAATACCTGAATAATGAAAAACATATCTATGAGTATTTTCATTATCTAAATCATATTGCAAAGATATGGCACTATTTTAATCCTAAAGTTGAATCTATTATATATACCTTATTCCGTGATGGTGGCGACCTCAATAAAGAACAAGTCAAGGACTTGGCTTTTAAATATAAAGGGTATGTGGCTGAATGGTTAAATAGCGAAACAGTAATTAATCAAGAACAGAAATAGGAGTATGAATATGAATGATAAAGAACACCAAACAAAATATTTAAAAATTGGTAAGTTTCATGTATCAACAGAAATATTACGCAAAGCAATTCATGAAGAAAATAAAGAACTATTAAAGCAACTAAAAACCTTATTTTCTAAATTTATCATTATAGATGCAAAATGTAACTTTGCACGAGAAATGATTGAATATACAGCTTATCATCCAAAGTTCCGACCCATCCCAGAAGGCAATAAAATACCTATTTACATCATTGGACTTAAAGAAATCATAGATAAACAAAACAATGAGCATTACACGATTGTTAATATTGATATGTGGGAGGATTACAATGCAATCTAATGAAAGGAGGTAAACAATGACATATAATGTTACAGCAATAGGATATGGAGATACAATTCAGTTCTACATAGAGGCAGAAAATATTAAAGAAGCCTATGAAAAAGGTAGAAAAGAGACAGAGGAAGTGTTTCATGTATATACTATTCATAAGCCACATCCCGACCCAATGTTCAAATAGAAATACAAACCGTAAAAATATGGGCAATTTAACGGATAAGAAACGATGGTAGAAGAAGCAACACAATATCTGTTTCAATACAAGCACCGTCCTCATGTATTCCAATATTTTAAAGATATTATATATTTCAAGCCTCATGAATACCCTTTAACCGAAGGCGTAGAATTTACTTGTAAATATATTTTGAGTTTGCTCAAGGAAGCTATCCAAAAATATTCTTTAACCATAAAATTAAATGAAACATTCATCTATCTTATAGAAGACAGTATTTGGTTTAATAAAATTAAATATATCGCATTTAAAATATTTGCATGGAGAGTGCCTTATGATATTTCTTGCCATTTAAGAGGTATTTCAACTATTAAAGAAGATAATTTATTACTTTCCTCAACTGAATTATATTATCATTTATACACTGCTCCATTATCCACACACCAACTAATTAAAACACTAAGACCTAAATTAATTTATGAATTACAATTAGCACTAGACGAATTGAAAAAATGGGAGGTTATATAATGGCAGAAAGAAATATTGAAATTTCTTTGTATAGCTCAAAACCAACTAAGATAGATACTTTAGCTAAATTGGTGGGATATATTATGGAAATAAATGAAAATGCCTCATTGAAATTTAACTGGAAGGTAAGACTAGAACATGACATCTTTACAGTAAGAAGATACTTTGATGATATTTATAAAGGGAAACCAGTAAAGGTTTTAATTCTAGAATAACAAGAAAGATAGACCGATGTCAGTAGGAAAAATTTGGATAACAATAGAAGGAAAAACAATGGAGGTAATTAAGAAAAGAGGAATTGTGGACTTTTGAAGGATAGGCATCCTGAGAAAGAATTTGTTGAGATTGAGAGAATATAGGGCGATATAGGAGAATTGGTTGAGTTAGCAATAGAGACTTATATAGACGAAATTTATAGGAGTGCTGAAAAGCACTTGAAATTAAGGCAAAAAGTTAGCAGAAAAAGATATAGCCGATAAATATAAAGAAATGATTGAATTTTGTAAGGACAGATTAAAAGAATTGGAGAAAGAAAATAATGGCTCTTTCTAATTGGGATACAATAGCTTGGAATGAAAAAGGAGAACCTACTAAAAGCATTCTCCAATGTCCTAATGGAGTTATAGTAGAAATATATAAAAATTGGGCAAATATCTCAAATAAATTTAAAACTAATATTATGCAATTTCGGCAAGGACAAGTCCATTATAGAAATCTATACTTATTTGGCAAGCGTAGTATTCAATCTTCTATTTTTTTAGTAGCAATTTATAAAGACTGGAATAAGAATATAATAAAAGCATTATTTGGCATAGGTTGTTATGGATACATAAAACATAAATGGGTTGGAGTGAAAAATAAAACCATAGAACTGTATAAAAAATGGATTATAACCTTACCTGAAAATGAATATTTCCCCCTAGACAAAAATGAAATTCCAGAATTCAAAGAATGCAAAAGATATAATCAAGGCGACTTGTATCTGGCTAATGAACTTGGATTGGAATGCCCACAAACAGAACCTGAAAAGCCTACAAATCCCATATTTTGCACATTATTAGGAACAAATTGTATTGGAGACAAATCAAAATGAAGAAAGAGACATGGTTTCGGATTGATATTTGGGAAAAAACAACAGAAGGAATGAAGTGCACGAGATTTACAAAGTATATTAAGGGTGAATTATTAATACCAAATGAATACACTCGCATTCTTCCAATGGATAACTGGGAAATTATAAGACATTTCTTGGATTTCCCTAATGAAAATGAAATAATAAGCATTATCAAACTATGGCCTCCATTTTCTGAATCCGATATAGAAAATATAAATAAAGCTAAAAAACTTTTGAAAGAGAATGGATATATAGAAGAAGATTGTGATTAAGACTTAAACAAGGAGTTGCAAATGAATAAATACGAATTCAAATCTGCAACAACCTCAGCATCACCACCATACCACGGATATTACATTTGCAGACCACCTATCTTGAAAACCTTTGAACTTCCAACTAGAGAAGAGTTGCTTAATATTGAACCAGGTGATTTGGTAAAACTTATCTTTGGTTCTGATGAGGTAGTTGAAACAGAAAGAATGTGGGTTAAAGTCACTAAAATTGTAGAAACCTATGGGTATGGCGAATTGGATAATGAGCCTGTTCTTATCACTAGCTTATCTCTCGGAGATATGGTAACATTCCATCTCGGTGATGTAATAGATATTATAAAGAAACATGAAATTCATTATTACAAGAGCCTCTTTAATTCAAAGAGCAATTAAGCCTTGTAAAGAAGCAGTAAAAGATAAGGCTACTAAAATAATGGCCTTGTCTTGTCCTTATACTCTGGAAGAAGCTAAAAAGAATAAATACCTTAAAGACTTCTTTGAGAAAACTAAAAATATACGCAAAGAAGGACATTTGTTTGTCGGCGAAAGTAAAGATAAATTTGATGTCTGGACTATAAATGTAAATACACTTGAAGAATTGATTGAGTTTCAAATAAACACGGAACAATAGCAATATTGAAATCCGAGTATAAAGAAATTCCCTACAACATAGAAATCATAGATGTGGATGAGTGGTAAATAAATAATGGAGGTAAACTATGAAACAAGACTTTATAAAATATCTCCAATCCATTAATCTAACCGAAACTCTGTTGCAAAGAATTAAAGTAATCCATGAGTTCTATCAAAAACTATGCCCTGAAAAAATCACTGGCCTATTTGTATCAGACTACATTACAATAGACAGTGAAAGAAATTATGAATGTTAAATAGCTACCATAAAAAATTTAAAAAAATTTTGAGGGAGACCAGCTTTAAGCCCTTTTGCCCTTCATTCCGAATCTTCCGGTAAATTGGGCACTTACGATTACCTTCTACAACCCTTGTTATTATTGCGTTTCAGAGGCATAGCTAGAAGCCTTGTTATTGTAGGGTTTCATGAGTGCCTTTGAAATGCTTGTTATTCCTATGTTTGAGAGGTAGTCTTGTAAGCCTTGCTATTCCTATGTTTCAAAGCCTATGCTAGAAGGCTTGTCGATGCTACATTTCAGACTAGGCCATTTTGGCAACCTGAGGTAAGACCATAGGCTGGTCATTCTGGTAATACAGGGCACTCTGATAACTAGGACAGGCCATTTGGTCATGCAGGCCATTTAGGCAGGACATCCAAACTTTTCTCATACAGGACATTGTGATAACCAAGCAAGATATAAAGCAGGTTGTTTGGTCATACAGGCCATACAGGACATTCTAAGCTTTATACAGGGTATTCCAAGGACATTGTTTTTCTTACACAGGATATTCATACAGGGCATTCTGGTTTTTCTTATACAGGATATTCCAAGGCAGGACATATACTCATAACTCAAACAAGGCAAGGCCAACGTTCCTTGGGCAAGTAAGGCCATTCTGGTTGATACAGGATATCCAAGCTAAGCCATAAGCAGGATATACAGGCCATATAATCACCAAGGCACTCAAACATGACTAGGCAAGCATAGGACATTCAATTGGCCATACTCAATCAACCTAATTGCAATCTATCAAGGCCAAGGCCATATAATTTTTTTCACTTCCAAAAATATTTTTTTCTACCAAAACGCCTTAAAATGCACTTTCCCTTGATTTATCCGCTACTTACATTGAAAAACTTTTTTGAAAAAAATCTACTTTTCTTTGAAAAACCTCTTGACAAAATAATTTAGTTATGCTAGGATTGATTAAAATTGAGAAAGGAGGGGAGAAAATGTTAGAAACTTTGATTTTAGCTCTTAGGCTTTTAGCAGCTATCGGTTTATGCATGTATGGCCTTATATTTGTGGTGCCTGTTAGCATTCATTTAGCAGGAGCTTTCTCAGTGCCTTTTGGCATTGCTCAGTTAGGTTTTTGTGCCTTTTTAATTCATAAACTTTTAAGTGATTAGGGAGGTGAGATAATGGAAGAATATTTGAAAGAATTAAAGAAGCAATTGGAAAGCTTTTTGGGCTTTCCAGTTGATAACTGGCCTCTTGAAGAAGCATTGAGAGAGGCTGAAAGAAGCGGAGCGGTGATTTTCTGGGGCTATATTCAAAAGAAATTAGGGGAAGATTTAAAGATTAAACTGTAAAGGAGGTGATAATAAAATGCTAGAGAAAATCAAAGAAGTAGCAGAGGTAACAAGAGGCTTGCAGCTCAAGGAGTTGCACTTTCTTATGTGGTGGGCATTCAATGACCGAAAAATGCTCATTGTAAGCTTTTTAAAGAAAGATTAAGGAGGTGATAAAATGAGACGCATTGTAGCTTCAAGACTTCCTTTTGAAGAAGCGGATAAACTAGCTATGGAATTATTGGCCTCTGACCACTACAAGGACGTCTATGTTATGAAAGGTGAAAATGACCTTTACGAGGTCTGGGTTGAGGATAAAGAAGAATAAACCCAGACTTTTCCTCTCATCGCCCAGGTTTCACAGCCTGGGCTTTTTTATGTCTTGACTTTTCTGTCTTAGCTTCCTGCCTTTGCTTAGCCTTGCTTTTTTTGTTTGAACCTTCCTGCCTCACTTAGCTTTGCCTCATTCTCCTAGCCTAGCCTTTCTTTTTTTAGCCTCCCCTAACCTCAAACCACCTCCAAAACTACCTACTTCTAAAACCCTTGCTATTACTGCCTTCCAGACACCCCTTTGAAAGCCTTGTCATTATTGCCTTTTAGCCGTGCCTCTCAAACCCTTGTAAATCCTATATCCTAGAACCGCCTTTGAAAGCCTTACCAGTCCTATGTTTCAGACACGCACCCAAAACCCTTGTCAATTCTATGTTTCAGACATGCCCTTGAAACCCTTATTATTCCTATATCTCAGAGCATACCTCTGAAACCCTTGATACTCTAAGCTTTCAAAGCACCTCTGAAACCCTTGCTATTCCTGCATTTCAAAGGGGCTTATTTTTGGGCATTTTGGGCTATTTCCAATAGGCAATAGGGTAATAGTGGAATAGGTAATAGCGTAATAAGCAAAATAGCCGTTTAAATCACTCACCCAGACAAAACGCCTTCATATTTCAATTGTGAGCAAGTTTTAAAAGCCAAGACATATAAAACATCCTGTTAAGGCTTAAACCTTGCTCAGAAGCCAATTATGTGCGTGTTTCTCTCAAAGCCTTGGTAATTAAGCAATTTAAGACCGTCCAAATGCCTAAAACAAGCCTTTCTGCTACTTCTGCATTCAATAGCAACAAACATAGAACCTCACGCATAAGCTAGCCAATAAACCTCACACACAAAGGCACCCTAACTCAGAAAACTTTTTTTCATTTTCTTTAAAATTTTTTTCAGTTAAAAAGGCTAAACCAGCAACTTCCTTTGAAAAATCGGGCAGTTAAAGAAATTTAAATGAATGTGATTTTTTTCATAAAAGGGGTTGACAAAAAAATTTAGTTGTGGTATAGAATGGGTATCATGGGAAAGGGAGGGAATAAGCAATGATTAGCAGTGGATATTTCAAAGTTCCACCAAGTATTGTAAATTGGCCTAAAGAAAAGGCTAAGCAGTTTCTCCAAGAAATGCTTAATTATGGGAGTCGCATCTCCCATTATGAGTATCAATGCTGGCTAGAAAAAATTGAGGTTAATAAATGAGAATTAGAGAGGTGAATAATGGAAAAACAACCTTGGGAAATGACAAAGCAAGAATTTGAGAAAATTGACAAAATTCCTTCTATAGCAAACATTAAAAAAGGGCAAAAAATCCAATCTCTGGTTACTAAAGAAATTTATCAAGTTGTGGATAAATATTCTGAAGGATTAGGTTATCAAATAATTTGGAAAAATTTAAACACTGGAGAAGTTGAAAAAGGCATTATCGGAAAATTCAGACAGAAGATTTATGGTGGCTCTACTCATAGACATATTGTTTATGTGGCTCTATTACAGGGTAAACACATACCCCAAAAGGTATTGAAAGATTATCCTGATTTAATAAATAGTCCAAGTTGAGGAAATTATGTCTCTTTGGCTTAGGTTATTATGGGCTAGTATTTGCCAGCCAATAAATAAAGAAAGGAGGTGATAAAATGAAAGAGATAAAATGTTGGGAAAAAAGGCAGAAGGAAGGGGCGAGATGCCCCTTTTGGCATGATGACCCAGGGCTTGAATGCCCTAGCTATCCTAGCGGTTGCAACGAAGTAGTAGAAGTAGAACTTGAAGAAGAGGACGAAGAAGAATAAATTCAACCCGCCGTGCCTACCGTGGCGGGTAATAAAACAACGGTGGGGATAAAACAATCCTTTCCAAGCCAAGGCTATGAAGGCAAGGGAAGGGAAAGGAGGAGAGAGATGAGGTTAAACGAAGCATTAAAGTTGTTAGGAGTAAGAGAAAAGGTATTAAAAAGCTACTTAATAAAAGAAGCTTGGGGTGATTTAAGAAAAGCAGAAATAAAAGTTGCTGATTTCAAGGAGCTTGACTTAAATGTTATTCCTTATGAAAATACTCACACAGGCTCGCTTGGTGATAGCGTTGATTTTTGTCACTTTCTTTTGATTTATTCCGAGGATATTATTCAAATACCATACAACGAAATACATCGTTCAAATTACGCTCATGACCAAGAGTGGGAAGATAAAGACGGAATTACTATCAAAGAAGCAATAGAAAAAGATGGTTTCCCACTAGCCATATTGCAAGTAGAACATGAACTGGAAGACTGGCCAGGGTCAGAATATGTTAACGAATGGAATTTTATCTTATATAAAATTTCTTCATTTGATAATGAGAAAATCAAAAAAATACGCAGAAGAGTTGAAGACCGCTTACGTAAAAGTAGCACGGAAGACATTTTAAGAACTGCTATTGCTCTTGATGTAAAAATAGACTAAATACGGCAACGCACCGCCTGTTGGCTCGGCCTTTTTTTTGGAGAAAGGAGGGTTTGAAATGAAAAAGATAGAAGAAATAAGAGAAGGAGAAAGGTTTTATGTTATTGGTGAGTATTGTTTTGAAAATGGAAAATGTATTGATTGTGTGTATGAATATGAAAAAGGCACGGAAGATTGCTTGCAGGTATATACAAAGAATGAGCAATTTGACCCTGGTGATACTGCACCGATTTCAAATTTCACAGAAACTGAATTAAAATATGTTTTTGAAAATTTAGACGAAGCTCTATTACATTTATAAAAGAAAGGAGGTTTAAAAATGAAAGAAATAACAACTTGTGAGTATCCAACTCGTTATGTAGCATTTGAGAACCAAAAAACGCTAGTGATACAGAGAAACTTTATATCAGAGGGCGGTTATGAATATGCAGTTTACAGTCACCGTGTTAGAAATAGTTATTGGACAAATCTCACAGACGGACTGTATGCATCCGTTGAATCTTATCAAGGCAAGGGATACTTAACACAGGTTAGTTTAACATTACCTAATAAAGAACGGAAGCAGTTAGGGTTTTGTAAGGTAGTTGATGATTATCAAGAAGCGTTAGACATTTTAAAGAAAGGAATCCAAAAATATGAAGAAATACTAAAGAAAGGAGGTAAAAATGTCTAAATTTTGTATTCATGTCCGAGAAGATAAAACTATTATATCTTTTTCAGATGAGCATTTTTGTTTTAAGAATAAGGCACCTCTTGCTTATCGGCCGATTGAGGTATGGGTATATCACGGATACAATTTTTTAGGAATAATCAGAAATGGATATATACATTGCTCAGCTTGGCAATACAAAGTAAAATTTGGAAGAGAGCTTATTGTAGTTTGCCAAATAGAAGATTAAAAACAAGGAGATGATACTATGAAAAGAGAAATGCTGATGGATGAGACAGGAAGAGTTTTTTGTGAGGTTTGTGCAGAAAAGTATTGTGCAGATGGAGGGAAAGAGGACGTATTCGTGAAAAAATGTGACGGGGGAGGGCTATACCTGTCATGAATGCGGGTGGGAAGACCGCTCACACATTTCCACTTTGGCAGATTGGAAAAAAGAAAGGAGGTGAGGTCATGACTATTATTTGTGCGTGGTGCGGACGTATTTTGGGTGAAAAGCAAGGCGAGGGCGTAACTCATGGCATTTGTCCTCAATGCCTTGCAAAGTTGCAACAAGAAATGGCCACTCTCCGCCGGCACCTAATCGGTGCTGAGCGGGCGACGGAGAAATTATTGAAGAAAGGAGGAAAGTAACAATGCAAGAAATACAAAAAATTGCAGGCATCATTGAAAGAATGAAAAAGAGGGAAAGGGCTACACAGAAGGCGAAAGAAGATATCCAAGCTATATTAGACTGGATATCCAAACAAGTGCCTGACGCTGTAACAGGATATGAAACCCGTCAAACATTTCACATCAAATATGATTATTGGAATGGAAGCAATTGGCGGCGTAATGATGGTGATGCACGCTTTGAACTAGATGACGGTCGGGCAGTGGTGAAAATCTATGACTTTCCTGTATCGGTAGATGTAGTAGATTTCCTCTATATCAATCTTGCAAAAGCGGTTATTGCACTTGAGGAATTTCTTGAAAATATCTCAAAAATGAAAACATTTGAGGAAGAGGCAGAAAAAATAGCAAAAATAAAAGAAACATTGAATATTTAAGAATTTAAGAGAAAGGAGGTAAGTAAATGACAAAAGAGAAAGAAGAAATAGGATGGGAAGAAGAAACTTTTACTTGTAAAAGATGTGGAAAAATCCTTCCACCTCAAGCAGAATGGGCACACGGACTTTGTGAAGATTGCTATTATAAAGAAGAAAAACAAAAATGGGAGGAAATGGAAAAAGAATATTGTGGGGAACATTCAGAAGTTGATTTATAAGAATATTTAAGCACCCACCCTAACTTAAAGGCTCGGTGTTCCTTTTAGGAGCATCGGGCTTTTTTTATTTTGAAAAAAAAGGAGGGTTGAAATGAAAAAATGGAAATTGGAAAGTATCTTAGAAGAGATGAGGCATTTGAAATTTGGCAATGCCCTATATGTGGGAAGGAAACGGGACAAGTTGCACTAGATGCTCAAGGGATAGATGATGTTGGATGTGAACATTGGGCAGGAAATGGTATCTTTATCATTTCTGATAGTTATTTGGACAATGAAGATGTCCAAGAAGCTGTTAGGAGTGGACTAGCGTGGAAGGAGGTTAAACAAAGGCTAGACTAAATTGTTTGTGAAAGGAGGTAAGCAAAGATGCAATTGTTAGAAAAGCGGAAAGAAGGATGGCATTTCAGAATCAAAAATAGGCAAACGAGAAAATGGAGAAGTAGCTCAAAGTTTCATTATTTTAAAAATGGCCTTTCTCTATGTGGTAAATATGAAAATAATATAGGAAACTATCTCCCAACAAGTGCATTATCCAAAAATGATTGTTGCAAAAAATGTCTCAAACAATTAAAAAAAGGAGGTAAGTAAAAATGATTGAATTCTTTGGCTTTTTAATAGCAATATGGTTGATTGGATGGATTATTTATAAATGGATAAATGATTGAAAGGAGGTAATGAAATGCTAAACAAATATAATCTTCAAATAGCGAGTTTGCTTGAAAAAGAAGGCAATTGTATCTCAAATGATTTTGATATTTCACAAGTCATCAAAGTAACTAAGGAAAAAACAATCGCTACAGAAAGGCATTTACTTATAGAAATAACAAGACCAAATTTATCTTATAAAGAATATCCCGAAACTGGACATGAATATAAACAAGACAAAGATTTTTATCTTACAAAAAATGAAGTGGCCAAAATTCAAAAATTAATTCCTAAAAATTCTCCTTTTCCTATTATTGAAAATATTATGGTATCTCAGAAAAAAGATAAAACAACCTTAGTAACAACGGATTTGGTTAATACCTTCACAATGTCTGTAAAGGATAGAGATATAAAATATCCCAAGACAGATGAGATATATCCTAAAGAAAATCCAGTTGCAACATTTATCGTAAATGCAAAGCTCTTGAAAGAAATAGCTACTCAAGTTGAGAAATTTAGTGATGCAGAAAAAAACCAATTGCTATTTCTATTTATCAAAATGAATTCCACAAATTTATTAAGTTTGAAGCCGTTAACAATATAACAGACCAAAGAATGAAAGGTTTATTAGCTTGCTTAGATGAAAAGGAGGTTGGCAATGTATAAAAAAAAATATCAAAAAAAGAAACTGCCTAAAATCGGTTTCAACCGTGTCGGGCATAGGTCTCATATTAAAGGATTTGGACGCATGATAGCAAATAAATCGTTTAGGAGAAAAATTGAAAGTGTCTTGCATAAACAGTGTAAAAGATTGGAACGAGAATTGGTTAAAGGGGTTAGCAAATGAAAGACCTAATTATCTTACTAACCGCTCTATGGATTGCCTCTGTTGCTATAGGTTATCATATCTGGCAAGAGATAGAATTGCCTCATAATCCGTCCCAAGACCAAATAGCAAATAGTGAGCCTGCTAATTGGGTTTCTACCAGAAAAATCACCAGAAACACTTATAAAACTTCCATTTCTCTCAAACCAAATCTTTCTCCTAATGATGCAATAAAGATAGCACAATACTTTGTGAAACAGAGATGCAAACAGGCTAAGATAAAGCGGATAACTATTCTTTATACAGTTAAAACGAATGTATGGGTGATATGGAGGGAAGATAATGATGCTAAATAGTGCTAACACAAATTTATTCTTCCTCGTCTTCCTCTTCATCTTTCTCTCTAAACCTTACTACCTCATCATATTTCTCAAACTCTTGTTTTTTACGCACGGCCTCTATCGCAACACTAATCAATTCCTTAATTGTTGTTGCTTGAGTTTCCGAAATAAATCCTTTTTCTATTTGTTTGCAAATGGATGCAATATAATTCAAAATCTGTTCAAAGGAATGAAGCTTTGGCGGATACAGGGTTACAGTTTCATTTTTTTCTGTTTTAATGCGGTAAACAAGCCGTTTTGGCATGATTTACTATCCCTCCATAAGAAGCACATAGTAGAACACTTAAAAGCTGATTATAACTTAACAGCATACAAGGTGCAAGATAGTTTAAGGGTTTTGAAAATTAAATTTACCTCTTGACAAAATAATTTAACTGTTTTATAATTAAAAGAAAAAGGGAGGAGAAAATGGGCGAATTAAAAACGATTACGATTAACGAAGAAGGCGTATTTTGTCATTACTATCCTAAATGTATGGAAGAACCTTTAATTATCCCAGTTTTTCATTCTCAAATTCCTATTTTTGTTTTTCTCAAAGATAAAGATGGTATTGAAGACTTTATTGGAATTATGGAGACTGGAATTATTTGGTGTCGGGATTTCAAGTATTCAAAGTATAGTAAAAATGGAATTAGATTGAAAGTTTTTATTTAGGAGGGATAAAATGAATGAAAAACGCATAGTAGCACGAAGGTCAAATTACCACTTTGAAGGATTTACTGAAACGGAAGCAGAAGAACTAGTTAAGTTATGGGAAAATGGACATTTTCAGGAAGCTCAAAGGAAGTGGGATTTGTTTGAGTGGGATAGTTGCCCTACTTGTGGAGCATTCATTGTGTCAAACAGACGGATTACTGGATGTATTATTTGCAATCATAGTTTTGTGGAATAGGAGTAAATTATGCGTTCTTTCATAAATTATAAAAAAAAAGACGGGAAATATATACCCATTGGTCATAATCGCAGAATACACAACTTCTTTTACGCCTTAAATAATCTTTTGCCTAAAGAAAAACGGCTTTCTGATACAGAAATTGAGAGGATTAGTTCTTATTTGTATGAGGTATTGGAAGAGGACAGTAAAAGACTTGGTTTAAGGGAATAATTATGCGTTATCCCAGAGTTACAGAAGTAATATCACCTTTCTTAGAATTTCCTGTCTCAAGCAATACATTAGAATTAGCCTGTGAACGAGGTAAGTTAATTCATAAATATTGTGTAGCCGAGCTTGAAGATTTGTTTGTGCCCGAATATGGAGAGCTGGAAGGATACATAAATTCATTCAGAAGCTTGTTACCTGTAAAGCTTATCAAGGCTGAGTTTGAAGTGAAGCATGAGCAGTTTGGTTATATAGGGCATCCTGATATGGTGGTTGAGTGGAAGGGTGAAAGATGGTTGTGGGATTTAAAGACATCTGAGGTAGCAAACAAGGCGTGGATAATGCAGTTGGGAGCTTATTATTATGCTCTACCTGAAAAATTGAAGCCTGATAAAGTGGCGGCGGTGCGTCTAAAAAAAGACGGTAAGCCTGCTATTGTTGACACTATTTTTATTGATGACCTGAATAAAGGCTTTCAGGCTTTTTTAAATTTTCTAAACGGGTGGAGATATTTGAAAGGATAAATTTTAAAGGGAGGCAAAGATGGAAATCAAATTAAGAACCGATAGAAACTTAAATTTAATTGAAGAGAAAAATCAAGCATTACTCAATAGGATTATTCAGGCAATAAATGAGTTAGAAGATGATGAATTTATAGATATTCTTTATGGACGCAGAGGTAATTTGTCATTTTTGCAAAATGGAAGTGGAGATTTTAAGATATGCGATGAACGTTGTAAGTATGGAGATATTGAAAATGTGCCCTGCCAATGGTTGAAACAAGAAAAGGAATGCCGAGGTATATTTTGTCCATATTTTATTTTAAGTTTTTTTTAAAGGGAGGCAAAAATGGAAAACAGTAATGGAGTATTTACCGAGTTTAAGGCTAATCTAGCCCTGATTGAAGCTCAAAACGCTTTTTTGGCCCTAAAAAAACGGTTTGATGAATTGGGAGAAGAAGTAAAGGCTCTTGAAGTTGTGAATGATGAGACATGCGAAAAGGCGAGTGAAATGTTAGTAATGATTAAGAAGTGTGAAAAAAAATTAGATGAGGAACGCAAAAAAAGGGTAGCTATTCCTAATCAATTTGTAAGAAAAGTTAATGCTAGAGCTAAAGAATTCCTTAACCCCTTATTAAAGCTGGAACGGGATTTAAAGGCCAAAATAAAAGATTACAAAACTCGCCTTGAACTAGAAAGGCGTGAAATGGAAAAGAAGGCTGAAGAAGAAAGGAAACGGTTGCAAGAGCAATTGAATAAAGAAGCCAAAGAAAAGGGCATTGAACCTGTTAAACTACCTGAAATTGCTATGCCTAAAGAAAAACTTAAAGTAACCACAGATAATGGCACTGTGTATGAAAGAAAACGTTGGACTTTTAGAGTGATAAACATCAAAGAAGTGCCAGATGAATTTAAAATTGAAAAGGTGGATGATAAAAAAGTGAATGCAGCTATAAGAGCAGGAGTTAGGGAAATAGCAGGGCTTGAAATCTATCAAGAAGTGAAAATTGCCACAAGGAGGGTTTGAGATGGCAAAATGGATGAAGAAATATGAACCAGGACAAGAAATATGGGGTATTGATACTTTAGTAAGATTATTAATTCTTCATAAGGAGTGGGTTTACTATAAAGGCAGACCTAAACATCCTGAGTTTATCCTTCACATGCAATTAAAAACAGTAATTCAAGGATTGACAAATCGGTGTTTTAAAGAAGCAATTAAATTAGAAGAAGGAGG